TAGTTTTCAGCACATGCCAAGGTGTATTTATTTCAGACTCTTTCAGATGGCCTTTACTCAATGCCTGCTGTTTTTTAATTCCCAATACTTGCTGCTGATGAGCAGGTGAAAGATTACTTAGGAAAGTAATACGGTCTTGTTTGCTTTGTCTGTCTTTATCAGTGACTTCATCAGAAAACACCACTTCCTCATAGCTCAATGTATTTGGGTGTGCTGGCCATGGGCTCTTACCTTTTGGATACACCCCTGCACCAAGGCCATAAAGGTTTACTTTTGCATGCATATCACAAATATCTGTTTATCACAAATATCTGTTTCGGTATGGTTTGGTGAGAGTAGAAACCGAGTGCCAATCACTTCATTAGTTTCAAACGCAGTTTTCTGGTAAGCCAAGCCGTGAGCTCTGTTAATCTCTGTTCTGAAAAGCCTTAAGGCATTCTGATAAGGAGAGCTGCTCTCTTTCATAAGCTCTTTAGTGGTTACTTTTGCAATATTACTGGCTTGTGCGTTTGCAAAATTGTGTTTTATCTCACGTGGTATGCTCAATCCCTTGCGTTCAAACTCATCAGCTAAACGTGATGCAGAATGGCCCTGTATAATTGCTGATTCAATCGCTCTGCCTACGATCTCTTTAGCGTGATTATTAATGCGCCAGAGTCTGTCTGAAAGCTGCAATCCATCTACTGCAATAAACTGTCTTGCAGTGCGTACAGAATCGCTGATAATTGTTGAAAGATGTTCATCTCTAAGTATTTCTGAAAACACCAAGGCTGCATGTCTTGCGGTTTCCATCTGCTTTATCTCCAACAACCTTTCTTCATAATTTCTTAACTGGTCAATCACATACAATACACTCTGCTTTAATTCTTTTAACGCGCTTAAACGCACTTGGCCGTTACCTGACTCATAACTGATAATACGATGAGTAATATCTGTACTGGCTTGCTTGTAGGCTTTCGTGAGTTCGTCGAGAGTATGCCTATCAACATAGTTTGCATTTTCTCTGGCTTTTTTGCTGCTTCTTTTGATAACCGCTTTTACCTTGCTTTGTAATGCCATTTTTTTAGCTCCGTGTAGTGATACTCGTTGCTGATTCGCCTTTGGGTGCATTATTTGGAGTAACTTTTACTATTGGTGTTGCTGATTCTTCCGGATAGGGGTTATTGAAATTACTTTCTTCTTTTTCTTTTACTCTGGCTCTTGAAACATCGATACCTGCACTCTCCCAAACAATATCCTGAGGTAATCCCAGCGCCTGCCATTTAAGCGCAAGGTCTGCACGCTGATTGCGTGTTTCTGTTCTACGTTCTGCAAAGCAAATTTCAAAGTCATAAGCATCTGAATTTAACCCTTGAAGCAATAATTCAAGAGAGAAGCCTTCAACATACGCTTGAGCAATCAGGTCTTGTAAACCATCAATTTCCTGATAGTAATCAGCCTTTAAGTCTTCAAGTACATCACGGCTTAAATCTCCTACGTAGCCAAATAACCCTTTAGGTGCAGGGGAACCAGCAAAGAAGGTGTCTAGCAGGTAAGCTACGTCAGCAATTTGGTCTAAGGCACTGTCACCGGAAATGGCATTGACACTGCCTTTTTTATTCATATAAAAATCAGTCTGTATTTCTCCGGCATGGGCTTCTGTTTGTTCTTTATACTCTTTCAGTTCATCTTTAGTTGCGCCTTCCAGTATATGTGCAAGTTTTTGTGGTGCTCGATGATGTCTACGAATAACAAGGTCTTCTTCTGTCATCACCAGCTTTTGCCAGACCTCTCTCGATGCATCGAGATAAGGACGGCCAAGGCAACCCATATCATCAAAATTATCAGGTTCTAGTCTGACGACGGTTAGCTGCCATAAAGGAAATGTTGCCAGCTCTTTCCATGTAAGCGGGTCAATCTGCTTATAAGCTTGCTGCAAATCTTCAAAATGTCCATTGATATTGATTTTGGGTACAATGGTTTCAGTGGGCATACGCACACCGCGCAACACATGTCTGTCATCAGTGAGCACCCATTGGACAGGAAGATTACCTTCCATAGCTGCACCCCGTGCATCTGAATGCAGTTTGCTACGGTTGTCTAGTTTCAAACGCTTAGCAAAGTCTTGCCATAATTTTTGAACCCTCTTGTTTTCTTTTCCTTTCCATTTTAATTGCAGGCCACCTTTGGTCACATCACGGGCAATACGTTTGTGAATGACCTTGATACGACTATCAGTTTTATCCATATGCCTTATATGCAAAATTGCTGCCCGTAAGTCAGGGTCTACGTGCATTCGGTTGTATAGGTGTTTTAGACTATTTTCTGGTGTGGCAGTACGCCCTTTAGCTTTGCGTAATGCATCTATTTCATCATTAATCCGTTTAGCTTCAGCATAAGCGCCAGCAGTAGGGTGTTTTAGAATATATTCTGACAGTCGTGCTACAAAGTTCATAAGCGTATTATTCCGGATAATCCCAATGCAGGGTTGCCTAGCAATTGAGCGCGATTTTGTGAGCGGATGGTTACTACGGTTTCAACTTTACACTGACCACGGGTAACAAAACCCCAGACCATAGCCATGAATGCATCAAACAGGTCATCTCCTGTTTTGCGTTTAACCATTTTGTATGATGAATAGCTGACTTTGGTGGCAACGGGTTTAATGTTGACTAACTGTTCTCCTAGCAATTGCATATCTGTAACAGCAGGATTTGAGTGATCCTCATCATCCACATACGGCATAGCAATGTGGCCATTATTGAAAATTGATCGTACCGCTTGCGCCATTTGGTGTTTTTTCATTCCTTCAAAGCGCATAGGAGAGAAAGGCCAATCGCCCCAAGTGCTAGCAGTAGATTTTCCTTCACCGATAGCACGACGATCAACAGGCGTTAAACCCTGAACAAATAATTCATCACACAGTGCTGTGAGCATGCCTACACCATAGGCATCACCGATAGCATAATCAGGATGAAAGTATTCCCAATAAGCAATCAGGTCTTTTTTAACAATATTTTCGTCTGCGCCAGCAGGCCATGTTTTACAAAATAGTGGAACAATGTGATTGCAAACTTGTTCACCAACGACTAGAGCATGACGTGAAGCAGCAGGGTCTTCACCGTGCCCAGATGCATCATAACCAAAGCTAATCAAACCGTGTTTTTTATAAGTTAGGTAAGGTTGAGGCTCAATAATTTTAAGATTAGATTTGATACCTTTGTGGTAAGCTTGGCGCTTCCACTTTTCCCATATAAGATTTTTGGCGGCAACGTTCTTGCAAAGCAACTGTCTGATAAACTCATCAGGTGAGAGTTGATCGCGCATATCTAAAATAAATTGTTCGTTTAATATGCCAAGCTCTATACCCAGATAACAATCAACAGTGGGTAACAGTTCATATTTACCACTGTCTATCATGTCGCTAAGTGTATCAGCGCCCTTGAAAACACCAGTAATACGGATAATAGGATTATTCACAGCATCTTTGCTTGCACCCAGACGACGTGTAGCACCCATGGTTAAGAGAAAGCGGCTGTATAGTCGATCTGGTGGCATATCATCCACTTCTTCAAGACTAGCAATAGTTAAATCTGAACCATCAACCTGTGCCATGATGCCATAGGCTCCGGCTTTGGAACGGTTAACAAATTGGTAGCTGGTATCTGATAGCTGTTTACGACCATTCTTGTGCATCAGATAGTTTTCTAATATTTCTGAGCGTCGTATAGCATCTGTATGGTAAGAAAGATTTACAATGCTTTGTGCTTCTCGTGGTGCCACAACACCGAGTTCTTGATCACTGTGTGTAGCCATATACTCAAGAATCCACATTTCTTTTACGGCTGTTTTTCCAGTCCGACGACAGCTGTTATCAATGCTATTGTTCTGCTCATCCATGATTTGCATTTTAAGCACTTGCATGGGGTCAAGTTCAACATTGTGAATATGTTTGTGCCACAAGGCATGGTCGCCTTGGTAGCGCTTTATTTCGCGTTCAGCGACGCTCTGCAATTCTATTCGTTGTTGTGCGCTAATTCGTGTTGCTACCACTGTTCACCTTTGCCTCTATTAATTCTGGCTTTTTCTGGGTATCACTGGCTTCTTCCTGTGCATGTTCAATCAGTACAGGATCATGATTTAATCGAGATTGAGAGCGACTGATGAGCTTTTTAAGGCCGGTTAACTGGCTAGTCATTTTTTGTCGATATGCTTCTGCATTTTCTTTTTCTTCTTCATCTGCTGCAAGCCTACCTTGCTGAATGCCTTGATCAACCTGTACTTTTTGGGTCATATTCAGGTCAGCAAGGGAAAGATTATTCTTGCTGAGAAGTTCAAAAAGAGGTTTGAGAAGGGGGTGTGCTTTCACTTCTTCAATGGTTTCTCTTTCGCCTGTGTTGCTATTTGTGAAAGTCGCTATGCTACAGTTACCTTCTTTATCAAAACCGTATGCAGGGTTTTTCAATGCAACACCATCACTGATAATCGACTGCAACATATCATCAAACAATGCTGCAAGATTTGCTTGCTGCACTGCATGCATTGCTTTTAAGTGCTCAGGGTCTCCCGTTTGTATGGCTACCAAGTGCTTCATTGTTAACTCTGTACGTTTAATACAAGCTGGCTGCTGTTCACAATAATCATGATCTACATCACAAGTTTTGCAGTGCGGATATTTACCAGGGCGGGCTGGAAAAAACATAGCCGTTTTTGCGGTAGCACCATGTTTTAGTGCATTGAAGCGACTGAGCTTTGTAGAATGATGATCTAGATTTTTTGCTGCAATACGCTTACCTTCTGGTGTTTTTGGTCCTGTGGCTTTCAGATGAGCATTGAACAATCCTTTCTGCCAAGGTACTTGTGAACACTCTTCTCCACAGATTGGACAATCTGCAAAATAAGAAAAAGGATGAGGATGCTCAAAAGCATCCTCATGACGCGAAGGCGTCGCATCAAAGGTGCGAAGACAGTCTGCACAACGAAAAGTCACAGACTCCAGGGGCAGCACAAGAATAAGAAAGCTTCATAATCCAATAATGAAGCCTTTAGTCGTGACAGATTAAGGGAAAGGTATGTCTTAATGACACACTGTCGCTTGCAAACGATATATACTTCTTATACTGATTTCAATACCGTCACTCTTAAGTAACTTTTGCACACACTTGGGGGACAAACCTTGTTGCAAAAGCTCAGCAATGCGATTATTTCTCTGCCAGCGTTTAACTTTATCAAAATTAGGAATGGACACACGCAAAGAGCCATTATGCTCTACACCGGTATCAGCCATACTATCCAGTGTTTGCCACATTTCAAGAAATGCCAATACGCCAATACTTTTAGCAACTTGCTGCCAAACGTAAGGGATGCCCATTTTTTGCAAATCCAAAAGGGAAAGTTCAGAATCGTTGCAGTTATTCAGGTACCCACCCCCCTTTACAGCGTTATGCATCCTTTCTTGCCGAACCCCCACCCCTGAAGAAAAAGAGATTGATTTTGTATAATTTGAAAATGAACTGCGCTTTTCTTCTTTTTGAACGTCCATAACTTATTGATTTCCTGTAGTGCCCGAGTCTTTGAACTGCGCATAATGCAATACTACGCACTTGAACCATCACACCCTGCTAGATGTTTTTGGTCGTTTTAAAGGTGAGTTTCCAGAGTCTGCTAATCCATCCAACAACACCCATTATTTCTACTTCTACAGATTTATTCAGGTTCCAGCTATATAACTGATGTTACGCACGACATGTTTTGAAGTTCGCAAGTTCCAAAA